AGGTACTGGTAAAACAGAATTTGGCCTAACACTCACACGAAACATCGCCAAGAATAACGGTTCAGTATTATTTTTTAGCCTTGAAATGGGAAATTTCCAATTAATCGACCGCTTACTAAGTGCGACTGGTGGTGTTGGTGTCAAAAAACTCCGCAATCCGCAAGAATTAGATGATTTAGATTACAACCGATTAACCAACGCAATCACCGATATTCGTGAGCAGAAAGTCTATTTTGTTGACCGTGGCGGTTTATCAGCAGATGAAATCTGTGCGATTACAGAAAGACACTTGAGCGAAGTAGGCAGTCTATCCGCAATCGTGATTGATTATTTAGGCTTAATGGATCACAAACAAGGTGGGAACATCAACCTAACCCAAGCTATCGCAAACTCAATGAGCAAGCTCAAAACGTTTAGCAAGAATTTCAACATTCCGATTATTTTACTTTGTCAGCTTAATCGTGAAGTGGATAGTCGAGCAGTTAAACGCCCAGCAAACTCTGATTTAAGAGATTCAGGCTCAATCGAACAAGATGCAAGCCAAATCATTATGCTTTACCGTGAGGGGGCTTATAAAGCCAATACAGATAATCCGTATTCAGAAGCTATTATCACTAAAAACCGTTTTGGCGAATTAGGCACTGCGTATATGAGATTTGATAAAGGTCATTTTGTTGATTGCGACCAAGCAAAAGCCTATCAAGAATTAAACGAAAAACCGCAACAAGCACCGAAAAGCTATGCGAAAACCTACGGAAAAGGAACTATCCAATGACAGAACAAAAATTT